CCCACTTCTGGGACTCCAAGTCAATCAGAGAAACTTTTTCGTCCGCACACCTAACTCTTTTTACGGACGTTTACTGTGTTACCGATCTTACCACCTCAAATATAAGACCCACAGTAAAAACTGAGGCAGGCTTTATACCACAGCAAATTGATCGTCATAGTTACGATCGACTTCACTTGTAAAAGTGAGTTCGTTCTCCAAAACCATCAACGCTTCGTTGGTGATTTTAGAAATAGTTAATAAATTATTAGCCATTTTCTTTCTTTCTTAAATTAATAAAAGGGTTTATTTCAGCGAATCCGTTTAGCTTGTCTTGCAGCTTTCCATTGAGCATAAGTTCCATGAAATGCGCCATTGCCATCTATAAGAACGTCTGATGCTCCTTTTCCTGCTGTAAGGGGCTTAATCGGTGCTGGTGCTTTACTTCTAGCAACAGGTTCGCTTTTGACTTCAGCTTGAGCTTCTTTACGCTCAAACTGAACTTCCAATTTCCCTAATTCTTTGAGAGCTTTATTAGTTGGCATACTCGCCAATTTTTGAGCGTAATCGTCATCTGATGCTAGGTGATATAGGATTTGTGGGCCTACATCTGATTCTAGAATTGCGTCACGTACTTCATCTCGTACTTGCACTTGACTAGAAGCTACCATATCGTCAAAGTCAGGAAGATCAGCTTTAGCAGCTTCGAGTTTTTGAGTCCACGACTTAATTACTTCGTTTCTCTGTTCTTCGATTTTGCGTTGCTGTTCTTGTATATCACGCTGCTCTAATGCCTTTTCTGCGCTCCATTCAGCTAGTGCTTCAGCGTATTCAAAAGCATCATTAAACTGCGATGCTTGTGGTTTTTCGCTTACTGGATCAACTTGTACGGGTGCAGGGGCTTGTCTGCCTTCAAGTTCTTGTAAACGTGCTTCTAATGCTTGCTTTTCTGCCTCAGCTTGTTTGGCTCGTTTTGTAAGCTCAGAAAATCGTTTTTCAAGTTTGGGATTTTGTTTAGGCTTGTCTGCTGCTTGCGCTTCTTCGTCTGCCTCTGGTTCACTCTCAGCTTGAGCTTCAACTGCTGGCTCTGTGTCAGGAGTTTCCTCAACTGGCGCAGCCTCAACAGGAGCTTCATCACTAGCTAAACCTAATTTTTCAGCATGAAAATCAGCTAAATTATCGCTTGTTACTACGTTTGATGCTGTTCTTACTGCATTTGCTTCTGACATGGAATCTCCAAGATTTTTACCCGCTGAACCCAACGGTAGGTCATACAAATTCGTTTATATCATTAATGTTGCTTTTTTACAACATTAAATAGCACGTTCTACAGCTTCTGCTTCTGTTTCTTTTTCAGTAGTTTTATTGATGTGAGCCAAAACCAAAGCCAACTGTGCTTTCATCTGCTCAATTTCAAGCTTAGTTTGATTGTTAATAACTGTGTCTGTCTGCTTAGTAGCATCACGCATCTCTGTATCGTGAGCTTTAGCAGTAGTTCTCATCAATTCACGCTTAGTTTCAGCATCTTGCTTAACGCCTTCGATGTCTTGACGTTGCTTAATCATCATTTGTAACTGCTCATTTTGCTTCTGAAGCTGTTGCATCTGTGCTTGTGCGTTCTTGAGCTGCATTTGAACTTGTGGTGGAATCGGTGACTTATCGTCAATTTGCGCCATAGGATTGACTGCAGCAAGACGATCAGCAATGACTTCTGCGCCAGGGAAATCCATATTTCTAAAGATCAAATCGCCAGCCTGTTGCATTAATGCAGGATCTACTGAGAGCATTTGAACCATAGAATCGACTGCTTCTTGGCGCTTAGAGTTGTAACCTGGGCCTGTTTCCATTACTACGTCATATTCGCCTACAGTTACGTCATTTAATACTTTTGATACGCCTTGCTCATCTTGACTTTGCTGATTGATAGTAACCATCTCAGGCTTGCCATCATCGCCAATAATACGCATTACACGCTCACGGTCATAAATCTTAGGGATCAAATCAAGAATGATGCGACCTGTATGACGGATAGAACGAGTTAGATTGTCGTAATAGTGGAAATTGGTCATATCCACTTGTTGTTGCTGACCTTGCAATGCTTTGCCTGACATTACGCCAGTAGGCAACTGACTAGGATCAAAAATACCTACGACTGCTTGTAAGTCTTGATTCATGCCTTGCAATGCTGACATTACGCCTGCTGGTGGTGGTTCTGGCTGTAAACGAGTAGGAGCTGGGGCTGGTCTGCCTTCAATGTCTGTCTGCTTATAACGCAATACAGGCATCGCTTTGATGTTAGCCATTGCCCATTCATTCTCATGACCTTCATCTTGACCTTCTGCCAAGAGCCATTTTGCTTTAGGGGCGAGAGCTACAGTTTCAGTCAATGCTGTTGACCAGTAGTTATACATACGCTGTGGGTCTTTGGCCATACGAACTAAGCCAAACTTCTTATGCTTGTCATCTACTCGTACTTCTTGACCGTAAACAGGCACGATAGGGATGTATTTACCAGCCCATTCACCTTCTTCAAGGATTTCCATTGCTGTGAGCTTGCACCATTTGATTTTCTTGCGCCATGTATCACGCTTATCAATCACAGTAATGCCTGCAGCAGCCAATACTTCTTTAGATGGCATCTCATCGCTGTAGCCTGTTGTGCCGTCTGAAAGCTGAATAATCATTGCTTTTTCACGAACAGTATAGAAATACTCAGCTATGCGTATATCTTCTTTTGTAACCCATTCGCTTTCGGTATCGCCTGTTCCTCTGCTGGAAAAGCCCTGTTCAGATTCAGCATTGGGATACATCTTTTTGAACACGTTTTTGCTGACAACGGTAGTAACCAAGCATTTCTCAGCATCACTACCATCGGGCTGAACGCTATTAGGGTCAAAATACACAGTAAAAGGGTTCTCAATACGCTTAATGTAGATTTCTTGGTCAAAGCTGTCATCCCTTACATAGTCTGTTGTAACACGCCAGTAGCCCCAGCCCATCTTCACGCAATACTCAAAAGCATGGTCATAAGCTTGATCAGCATCAGATTGATTCTCAATGTGACGAGTAATGCCTGTAATGATCTCAGCTACTTTAGCATCTGACTCATTGTTCATACCATGCACTTTAATGCGTGGGCGCTGCTGTCTTTGCTGATTGCATACTTGACGAATATAAGCATCTAGCTTATTGATTGTTAGGCAAGGGCGAGCTTCTAATACACGGCTATTTTGCACATCTACTGGCCATTGATCGCCTGCTGCAAATCTCACGTCATCGAGTGCTTCTGCACGATTATTGCTATCTGAATCGTTACACAAGCGCAAAAACTGCTTGGCTTCTTCAATTCTGCCGTCTGATTGTGAGTCTGCAACGCTATCGTATGCCATAAGGATTCCTTAATCTTTGCCCGATTTTAAGACATTTGTTGTGTTTTTACTACACATTTTAACCCATCCAAGAGGCAGGTAAGTTATAAGTTGCCTTTTGTTTTGCTGGTTTTCTTGGCTCATTCACCATAAGCCCAATGTACCTGAAAGCATCTGCACCGTGGCTGTAGTTATCGTGTAATGGCTTTTGACTGAACTGCTTAGTATCAGGATCAACGTCATAACGATAATGGCGTAAGCATTGCAAGCCATCGTGAGTGTTATTGCGGTCAAACCAGCACTTATTAAACATCATACGAGCAGCATTGATTGAGTCTGCAATAGGCGTACGCTCGATAACTCTCGTGTTGTAGCCACTCGCCCGTACTATTTCTTCAATAGATTTGCCGTTTGAGCCTAAAGTCTTATTGCCTGCATCGTGTGGCAGCCAAAGCGTGTCATAAACATAGCCAAATGACTGCATTTTTGCTAAGTAATGAGCAATCGTTTCTTGGGTATTCTCGTAATAACGGATTAATCTGACTTCTTGGCTAATAAACTGAACAAACCAAATAGCAGTAGCATCTGCCCAGCCCAAATCAAATACAGCGTGAACAGGTTTAATTGGATCATAGGGTACATTTGTTAGCCTTCCATCTAGTTCTGCCATTGTCATTTCTTTAGCAAAGATAGCGCCATCTACAGTCTGACGGCATAAACCTTCCCAAACGGTGTTATAGGCTTCTCTATCCCTGCTAAATAGCGCATCTTTCTCAAGTCTTAACGTATCAGGAAACCAGGGATTATCTGACCAATTGATTTTTGCAACTTTGCAGTTGTCAGGTGGGGAAAGAACGAATCTTTGATATGTTTCGTCTGACTCCAGCTCTGGATTGAATGTGACCCATATTTCTGATTCTTCTTTACGGATCGTAGGTATAAGAATGTTCCACGATGTTTTAGATACGCTCTGTGCCTCCTCAACCCAGCATATATCCACACCCTCATAGGACTTAATGTTCGTGACATTGTTTTTAAGCCCAACGAACGCAAATTCCGTTCCATTCTTGCCCCTAATGGAATTCTGTGTAATTTCATAGAACGATTCTAGTTTTAAAGCAATGATTTGATCTGATAGCAGTTTATGAACTGATTGGCCTATAGAGTTCTGAAATTCACGAGCACATAAGACCCTAGTTGGTTTCTTTACGCCTATAACCAACAGAGCACGAGCAACGCCCCAAGATTTAGCGCCACCACGACCACCGTAAAGAACCTTATATCTGCATGGATCGAAAAGCATCTGTAGCTTGATTGGAAAATCAACACTACTAACTGCTTCCCTAATTTCTTGAGATATTTCACTCACTTGGCTTTACAAACCTGACTTCGATAGCCTGCAATAGATTATTGCCATCTGCATCTTCAAACGTGGTTGCTTGGACTGCTTTGCCATCCATACGATCAATGACTTCTTTTACAGCCCAAGCTTCATTATTTACAGCAGCCTCAACAAGATTCTCAACAATCTCACGCTTTTTATGTGGATTTTGAGTAAAGAACTTATGTAGCTCATCATAGAATATCTTGCCTTTCTTAGCATTTTGGTTTCCCTTCATGCTTTCAGCAATCTTTTCGTTTTTAGCTAACTCAGTTGTCATCTTCTTGATTCTGTTGTTTTTTTACAACACTATGAGAGTGAAGTATCAGGCTCTTTTGGAACTTCTTTAGACTGTTGTTTTTCTGCAACACTAGCTGCAAACTGTGGTTCAGCAATCTGTTTGATACCAGCAATTAGATGAGCAGAGTGGATATAAGGCAGTTTGCCTAGCTCTGCTAATAGTTCGTTGATTTGCTCTAATGTGAATGAAATAACGCTCATTTTTTACCTTTAAGTTAATAGTGATTGGTTTTAAGTTAATAGTGGTGGGCTACTCACATACTTGCAAGTCTATTACCACCAAGAAGCCCTAGTGGATGTTTTCACCCGTTGTTTATTTTGACTTCTTTTTCTTTGTTGCTTCACGTTTTTCGCTGTAAGCAATAGCCACAGCTTGTTTTACTGGCTTACCAGCTTTTACTTCTGTCTTGATGTTCTCTTTGAACGCTTTGGCGCTAGTTGATTTCTTTAATGGCATTGTTTTGCTCCTTGTAATTGCTTTTTTAACTTGTGGTTTTTTTACAACAGTTTCAACAGGGAAAGGCCAAGGCAATTCTGCTTTTGGCGTTTCTTTTGCAAACAAACTTTTAATTTTGTTTAATATATTGAACATTTTTATCCCCTTATTCATCTATCCAGCAAACATCTTGCCACGACATCAATAAACACTTTTCACCATTATGCGTGATTGGTGTGAACTTCAAATACTCTTCTTTTGGATTGTCGTTCATAGTGCCAAAACGTACCCTTGAGCCTACTTCTATGGGCATTGCTTCTCGTCTTTCGGATGACAATTTCTTGCCAGGCCCTACAGCGACTACCGTACCCATGTTCTCAGCTTCTTTGTTATTTACGATAATAACAGAGCTTAAAACACGAACATCTGGTCTGACAATTATCTTATCAGCCAGAGGTTTATATATTACAATTTCATCAGCCATTTCAATATTACCCTATTGTTGTGGTTATACAGCCTGTAGCCCTTTACCGAGAGCTATGGGCTGTAGTTTTAATTACTTCTCGTCTTGTGCGTGTGGAGTGCGAACATGGCTGTAGCACTCACGCTCACCCATATTGCCATCATTCAACTCGCCAAGCTTGCCTTCAAAGTTGCCAGCGTGGGATAGTGGGCGTGAACCCATTGCATCCATCTTGCCCATAGCAACGCCACCAACAAGCTTCATTTTGCGCTCGCCAGACATATCAGAAGATGTAGCACCTTTTGGCAACTTCTCACCAGTTGCGCCTTTTGTGCCCTTCATTGAGTCCATCATTCCCATGATTTTTTCCTTTTAAATGGGGTTAATACTTTACGAATAATAATACTATTTTACGATTTTTCAAGAGTTTTTGCGAGATTTATTGCGCCTTCTACATCATGTATTCGACTGACTGCTCCTTGCCAATTTAATAGAAAAGCTTGCTGTGCAGGAGTAAATTTAGACTTTGCATCGGCTTTAACTTCAACTAACACGGTTGCACCTTTGCGGCTTACAACAAGATCGGGAAAGCCACGACCAACAGAGCTAGTATCAAACACAGAACATCCCATCTCTCGTAGCGTTTTAACGACAAGTGAATGATTGGCATCAACTTTTTTGGCATAAGTCATTGATTATTTATAATACTTAGTTAAGATATGCTTACTTTACATCAAAAGGGTATTCCGTGGATAAGTATCATTTAACAGATGAACAATTTATAGCCGAGTGGAATCTACTTGGTTCAGCCCTTAAATTTGCTAATAAGCATGGAATGTCAGAAAGAGCCGTTTATAACCGTAGGCGCTCATTAGAATCTAGGTTAAATATTACATTGACTGCGTTTAATGACCAGCGATTTGATCAAACTAAGAAGATATTTGAAACAGCAGGACACGCCAGGCGTGGCAGAGAATTAGATAAAGGTCACATTATTGCCTTTGGCGATTGCCATTTTTGGCCTGATGTATCTTATACAACCGCTTATAAAGCCTTAATTGAAATGATTAAGGAATATAAGCCTAAAGTGGTGGTATGCGTGGGCGATGCTTTCGATGGCAGTCAAAGCAGCAGACATCCTAGAATTGGCTGGCAAAATACCCCAACAGTCAAAGAAGAACTAGAGTGCTGCCAAGAAATGATGGAAGGCATTGAAAAAGTATCTAAAGGTGCTGATTTGATATGGACTCTTGGCAATCACGATGCCAGGTTTGAAACATTTTTATCTAATGGTGGAGCGCATAGTTATCAAGGCGTAAAAGGTTTTACTTTAAAAGACCATTTTCCCATGTGGAAAGGATGCTGGACATACTGGGTTGAGAACCCTGGCACCATGAATACTGTATTTCGTCACAAATGGAAGGGGTCTTGGTCTGGCGGCAGAAACAATACTTTAGCTGCTGGCACTCATGTCGTTTCAGGACATACCCATCATTTAAGCGCAATTCAATATAATGACTACAACACTCATGGCAGATGGGGCGTTCAGACGGGCTGTTTAGCTGATCCAAAAGGTGAGCAATTCATACATTACACAGAAGATGCCCCTACTGATTGGACAAGTGGACTAGCCCTTTTAACTTATGAGCAAGGTCATTTACTTCAGCCAGAATTAGTCAGAGTATTTGATGAAAACAAGGGCCTTGTAGATTTTCGTGGAAAGTTGCATCACTACTAATGAAACTAACCCCTACCATTCTTAGAAATATTTACGCAACTTTGTATTGTTGCGAACCATTTTCAAAATGGAAACTTCCATTGCCAGAAGAAGTAAAATTCGTAGTTGACTATGACCCTGAAACTATGGGTACATATATGTACGATGAGGGGGAGAAGCATGAGCATACGATCACCATTTCAGCAGCTAGATGTGGGTTTTACGAAACTACAGTAAAAACGATAGCGCATGAGATGATTCACGCAAGCAGAGCTGGCACTATTACGGATGCTTGGTTAAAGCATGATGCTACATTTAGGCGCAGAGCGCACAAAATTGGAGCAGAATTAGGCTTTGATCCCTTAGAATTGTAAAGTTATAAAAGTTTATTGTAAAGTTAAACAACTAGAATTGTAAACTTATCCAAATGGCAATTATAGGCAACAAAATAACTAAAATGCCAAATATAAGAAACAAATCATTCACTCATTTCCCTTTCCAAGCTTTTGATCAACTCGCTCCAAGAGCCACGCATAGGTAGTGTTCCATTTATTTTCAAAACCTTTTGTGCCCAATCCGTGAACGCCACTATTTCCACGATGGTGTTCTGGGCATAACGGCAACACAGGGGATGCAGACCTGACAGATCCATATCTCCGCACATGATGGAGCTCTGCTGGCGAACCGCCTTCAATCCCAAGGATTTCGGAACAGAGAATACATCCGAGTCTTGCAATCTTGTCAAGTGACTTCTTTTCATTAGTGGACACTATTTTTACTCGCCCAATCTTCTAGCTCTTGAGCTGTTTCTGTGATCTGACAAGCAATTAAATACGCTTCTGTCTTACGAGCTTTCAAAATAGAATTTAAGAATAACTTTGTAAGTCTATTAAGGCGTAATACGGTGTCTGCGTAATCGTTCATTGTGTCATTCTTTCTATTTGTCTGTTATTAGCTTGTTCTGTGCGCCAAGCTTCAAAGCGCATCTTTGCTGCTTCAAGTTGCCATTTTAACTTTTCTGCTTGCTCTGTGGCTGTGCCTATAGCCTTACATAACTCTTGGTATTCAGGGCTACGGTATGCTTCCATTTCTTTAGCTGCAATGGATGCCCCATCCGCTTGCGCCATTTTAATTGCTTTAAGACTATGCTTAAACGCTTCGAGTTGCGCCAATTCGCCCTTGGCTTTCGCATACGCAGGAGCTGTTTCATAGATAAAGTGAACCGCATCATTTGGATCATATTCTTTCATAAATTTCCCCATTGATTTGCCATAGCATCAGCTATACCTTGAAATGTTTTATTACGCATCTTTTCTCTTTCTTTTGGTGGCAAAAGACTGCTGTCATAAAACCATTGGCTCATTCGTTTACCGCTTTTAGCTGTCCAAATAGCACCTTTATCAACAATGTTAGTTGGTTGTAGTAAAGGCAATCCTTTAAGCCATAAACAAGTTGCTTTGGTTGTTCCATGACCATATTCCCAAGGTTGAATTATTTGATCGGGTTTGCGCCATTTGCTAGACATAATTCCAACAGGATTTTCTATTGCATAGCGTGGAATATTGCAATTAGCTAATGACATAAATAAATCTATACCTTGTTGTTGCCGACCATCTGCAATTTTTTTAGCAAAATGTCTTGCACCGCTTACAGCAAGATGTGTGCATGGTGGATGAGCAATCATTAAATCCCAACCATCACCAATGATATTCATTACATCGCCTTGATAATGTGGCCCAGGCACTTCTGTAGGCTCTAAATCACAACTCATAGCTTCGTGCCCCCCCCTAATGAACGCATCACGAACTGTTCCACTAAACTCACAAGCAACAAGCACCTTCATTTAAGTGACATCCAAAGACCAACTTGAGCAAACGCATAACCTACCCAAATCATTGCATTAGGTATTGCACCTTTTTTTAGTTGAGATAAACCTACAACTAAATATCCAAACCCTGTTGCTCCGACAATGTATTTTTCCAGCATCCGTATTCCCCCTTGTTGCCTAATTTCCATTGTTTAAAAAAATCGTCTAATACCACTTTACTAAAGTTTTTATCTGCTATGTAGTTTCTGAACCAATTTAATCCTTTGGTGTGGCGCAAATGACACATATATCGAACAGCGCACCTATGTTTATGCTCTGCCCATTCTGACTCTTTCTCGATATTGACCTTCTGTTTCCCCTGGTCTTGGCAATATTCCAAGTTCTTTTCCTTTATCCATTACACCTTGAAATGTGGCATCCCATTTCTGAGCTGGTTTGTCTTGTGTCAATACTGGCTTTGCAATCCATTCAGCTTTGAAACCAATCCAGCTTCTTTCACAACAGGTCTGTAACGCTTCTGAAAGGGAAATTTTAGCTTTTTCAGCCTCTCTTATCAAACCTTTTAAAGCTGTTTCTGTAATCGGCTTTTTGGCAGCATTACGAATTTTTAGATAATCTTCCCACAAACCCATATTGACACCTTCAGGTGGCGTAATGTTTTTAATTGGTTTATGGTTAATGGTTATTGGTTCTTGGTTAGGTGGCGCTTCGTTTACGATTCGTGTACGTTTCGTGCTTTCATCTCTACGTTTTGCCTCTCTTTGCAAAGCAATTTCTTTGTTTTTATTGGATTTGCTGTGATATTCAATAATTTCTTCTTGAATTCTAGATTGAACATAAACACCATTTTCAAACGTAAAAAATCGTTTTAAAACAAATTCAACTGCATCAATTTCGTCTTTTGTAATTGCCCAAGACCATTCAATAGCTTCTTCTAATGTAGGAAATTTTTCACGGTCATAACAAGAATCAATTAAAAGCGTGTAAGCTCCATGCTGCAACATAGACAATCTGCCTGTTTTTTTAGCATAATCCCCAATATTTTTTTTATAGTAGTGCATTTTGCACCTCTCTTATGTGCTTGTTTGTATTTTCAAAAAATATTAATAATTCATCTAAATCATCTGGAAGTGGCGTAAACCATTCGCCACGATACCTACAATGATCAAATTTTGTATGTAAATATTTTTCAATCTCAACATAACGAGGACTGTAAATAGCGAGCCAAAAAAATAATTTAAATGGGCAACCGTTTTGAATGTTTGACATTCTTTGTTTTATTGATTTTGCATATCCAATCTTGATGAATTCAAAATTGTTTGTTCTTAAAACATAAGTCATAGGTAGCTTATGAAGCCTTGCATTAGCTTCAATATCACCTATTTCATGGGGGTAATAATGCACAGTTTGTTCCTCTGTCAAAGGCAGTCAAAAAAGGGTGGACATGGCGGGCGGTGACTAATCGCTGTTCGGGTGCTACCCTAGCCTGTCCATAGATTTTACTGCTAATCACCACAAAAACAAGGGATTCCTTCCTCATCTGTGGGAAACATATCATCATGGGATAAAGCAAATTTCTTTAGTTCTGCATAGCTTGGCCTATCTTTGCGAAACTTTGCTCCATCACCATAGGTTTTATTGCTTGATGTGGCATGATTTTCCATTTTAATCCACCAATCAGCACGTTCTGGCTTTTCTTTGATAAGACTAATAATTTGGTGTGTAGGCTTCAAAAAACATAAATCACAGTTGCCGTGCATTGTGACCCCATTCATATTTGGCAGACCTAAATCAAAAGGTTGTGTTTTCCAAAATTCCCCTACTGTTTCTTTTGTTACGCCAGCAGTCACCAATGGAGTGCGCTCTCTGTCCATTTTGGCAGCTCTACGCATTTCGTCAGCCCTAATCCCTACCCAATCCATGTTCTCATTGTGCTTCCATCCTAAAGCCTTTAAATAGGCGTGTATGGTGCGAATCTTGAGCTTGGCTGTGCATATCCTAGCTACAGGATTTGGAAGGTATCGTGAGCCGTTTTGGTCTATTAGCTCAAAGAATGGTTCGCCATTACGACTAGCTGTTTCAAAATCTACTTTTTTCCAACGGTCTGCTGTTTTTTCAGCATATTTGTATTCAACCCAATGAATATGAACATTCCAATGTTTTTCACAATCTCTGACAAATTCAAGAGTTGCTTCTTCTTCTTTGCCTGTATTGGCAAAAACCACTATAGCTTCTGCTGGCAATCCATTATTGCTTTGCAATATGCGCCAAAGCATATAAGCCGATGTGCGACCACCACTAAAGCTAATGACGGTTGGCTCAAGTATTTCAAAAGGATCGCTCATAGTAGCTCAGGCCAAATTAAGTGCCAGGATTGGGGGAATATATCTTTTCTTGTAACTAAACCATTTGATTCACGCTCAAGCGTGGCAGCCAATATTACAAACTTTTCATGAGGAATGTTGTTTTTACGCCACATTGATACGGCATTAGGCGTAACCCCTGCAAGTTTAGCGACTTTTGTTGATCCCCCCAGCAAATCAATTATTGCTGAATCTGATAGTTTTAGCTTCATGTAAGCAATCTTACACCTTATGTTGTTAATTTGCAAATAGTTGTTGACACCTATGTAAATATGCTTACAATCAATAGTGTAGCAATTTCGCTATATTTTTCGGGGGAACGAAATGGGTGAATTACACCAACTGATGTTAGAGCATGAAGAACAACTTGAAGAAGCATTAGATGCGATGGAGTGTGGATGGCCAACACAAGATCAAATCGATATTATTCGTCATGCCTGTGGTAAGCCACGAAATGCTCATGTGCATCCAATTTTGCGTGATGTTATTAATGATTTTGGGAATGTATTTGGGGGTGCAAAATGAATCAATCAGAATCAATTGCTAAATTAGCAACAGCTTTGTCAATCGTTCAGGGGAAATTGAGCCATGCAAAAAAAGATTCAGCAAATCCGTTTTTCAAGTCTAAGTATGCTGACTTGGAGTCTGTGTGGGATGCTTGTCGTGATCTTTTGGCTGCAAACGGCCTCTCAGTTATGCAGTTTCCTGGCGAATATATTGACGGCACAATGTCAATGACCACGATCTTAGCTCACAGCTCTGGTGAGTGGATTGGTCAAGAGATGTCTTTACCTGTATCAAAGCCTGATGCACAAGGCTCTGGTTCTGCGCTGACGTATATGCGTAGATATGCGCTTGCAGCAGTTGTCGGTGTAGTTCAAGCCGATGACGATGCAAACGCTGCCGTGCAAAGCAAGTCTAGTAGTGCAATGAAATCAATAGCCAAAGATATTTTATAAAGGAAAGAAAATGGCATATACACCAAAAGAAGGCTCAGGGAGTTTATTTAAAAATGACCGTAAAACGACTGATAACCATCCTGATTGGACAGGCACAATTATGGTTAATGGTAAAGAGCATTGGCTTTCGGGTTGGGTTAAAGAAGGTAAAAAGGGCAAGTTTTTCAGTATTTCAATCGGCAAGGAAAAAATCCCACAAGGATTTAGAGAAGCAGGGTCTGACGAATTACCCAAGAAAGACCCATTTGTAGATGACGTTCCGTTCTAAAGGAGAACACTATGCAGAACTTAATTAAAGACATCATTGAAACTAAATACACGGAAAAAGTATGGCAAGGGGTTGGAGTTGACGAAGAACAACAACTTATTAGCTTTACACCAGAAGATTTAGCAGCAGTCATTAAAGCAGTTCTGCTAGTTGCATCAGACTTATGCGTGTTCCAAGAGGACAGCATGAGAATTACCAATTACTCTAAAGGCATCTAATGACTTGCAAATCTTGTAAGTTTTTTGTATTTAACCAAAATGATATGATGGGAGCTTGTAAGCTCAATCCTGTGGTAGTTAATAAAATGCCATCGGATTGGTGTGGTCAGGAAATCCCAGCGCAATATGAAGTAGAAGTTGTGCCACCAGCACCTATTGAAATTAAATTTGTAGAAACGCAATACGATATAAACACGGATGAAGTAAAACCAAAAAGGGGAAGAAAAAGTGCAAGAGAACAAAAGTGAAAGTGGACATTGGTACACTAAAGAAGGAGAACCTTTTTATCGAATTGAAAAATCCGATGGAAAAGGGATGCGAAACACAACTTTGCGAGATGCAAAAAAGCTGGGCCTTTTACCGAGCGTTACTACCATTCTCGGTGTGGCGGCAAAACCAGGATTGCAAAACTGGCTTCAGCAGCAGGCTATCCTTGCAGCCTTAACATTACCACGCAAAGAAGGTGAATCTGAGTCTGATTACCTTGATCGTGTAGTCAATGATTCAAAAGCACAAGGCAGAGAAGCAGCCGATAGAGGAACAATGATTCATGGAGTGCTTGAATCGTTCTTTGATGGCATCTTGCTTGAATCAGTACCCGACTATTGCCGTAATGCTGAAAACGCTTTAAAAGCCTCTTTTGGCAATCGCTTATGGATTCCTGAAAAGTCAGGCAGTCATGAGTTGGGTTTTGCTGGTAAGGTTGATTTACACGCTAAAGGCGATAAAGTTAAAGGCATACCTGGCGTAGTTGTGGATTTTAAGACTAAAGAATCTCCTTTGGAAAAGGTCGTTCCATACGATGATCATATACTACAAATTGCCGCTTATCGAGAATTGCTAGGCATGGCAGATGCTAGATGCGCCATTATGTTTGTTAACGGCACAACAAATGAAGTAAAACTTTGTGAAATTGAAGAACAAGAATTGCAAAAAGGGTTAAAATGCTTTTTCCACTTGCTTAAATATTATCAAATCAAGTCGGGACTGTAATTTATGGGGTTGGTTACTGGTTTCCCCCGACCAAATTTCCTTCCGTGAGGATGCCAACCCCACCCTTTTATGGGCGAAAGCGAGTGTTTTCATGCTTCACATACATGATTGCAAGTAGCCCACTTTTTTTCATTTTCTTGACCTAGATCAATTTTTTTATGCAAAAAAAGTATTAAATTACTTCTAACGCAAACGGGGGAATTATGAAAGACGGTCATTACATAAACACAGTTATTTTTGGTAATACAAAAGTTGAACTGCGTGGGTACAACAACGAAATTACATACGCTTATATTGGCGATAACGATATTACAGAAATGGCATGGGAATTAAACCTATGGCCTAGTTTTGAAGATGAAATTTATGCACAGGGGGATTTATGAAACAAAAATTAATTGATTGGATTGGCGTAATACTGCTAGGTATGTTGTTTGGTTTAATGTTTGCTTATGGATTTTAATAAAGGAAAAATCATGGTTATGGACACAGAATATGCAATACCTGAAACAAAAAACTATAAGTGCTACAAGATGGGAAACATTATGTATATCCCCCATTACGAAATACCAGGTCTGTTTGTAGGGCCAAGCAAACGCATTGAAACTGGTCGCATCAAAGCAATCTACGAAAGACGTTCTTTTTACAAAGAAGAATTGGTCAGAATGGGCGCATCAGAAACTTATGAGCAGCTTTGGTCAACAAATGCTAGAGATCAAAAATGAACAATGAACCAGTAGCGTGGATGCTTGTAGATAAAAACTGGAATGATTTTTGTAGATATTCTAGTTATCCAACCGAAAGTGCTATTCCACTCTACACCCATCCAGCAGAGACACTAACAGATGAGGAAATAGCTTTAGTTTGGGATAAATTTAGTGCATTACCAAGCCCAAAAGATATAAAAGATTTTGCTAGAGCAATACTAAGAAAGGCACAAGAATGAACAAAGCGCAGATTCTTGCAATTTATGATTCTATTATTAAAAGACCGCCACATATTGTTGCTTTTGGCGGTGGCGTAGATAGTACGGCAATGATTCTTGGTTTGCATGAAAAAGGATTGCCAATAGATTTAATTTTGTTTGCCGATACTGGTGGTGAAAGACCAGAAACTTATGCACATATTGAAAATTTTAGTAAATGGCTTGTGGATAATGGGTTGCCTAGCATTACCATAGTAAAACGAACACGCAAAGATGGTAGCTTAGAAACTTTAGAACAAGAATGTCATAGAAGGAATAATTTACCTTCCATTGCCTATGGCTTTAAATCTTGCTCACAGAAGCACAAAATAGCTCCTCAAGACAAGTTTTTGAATTCTTGGCAACGAGCTATTGATTGGTGGAAAACAGGCTCAAAATGCGTTAAATACATTGGTTATGACGCTGGCGAGTCACATAGGGCTGATAATGCCGCAAAGCGTGATGACCCAAAATACACACACAAATACCCATTAATTGAATGGCAATGGGAAAGAGAAGATTGTCTTAAAATTGTTGCAAAGTATGGGTTTAAGGTAGGTAAATCCGCTTGCTTTTTTTGCCCATCTTCACGCCCAAAAGAAATCATTGATTTGCATGAAAAACACCCTGATTTGGCACAAAGGGCTTTAGACATAGAAAAACAAGCAAACCTTACAACAATTAAAGGATTAGGTAGAAATTATGCTTGGTCAGATGTAATTCGTATGCACAAAGCACAAATTGAATTGCCGTTTGTTGGCTTTGATTTGCCATGCGATTGTACAGAATAATTACTAAGAAAGGCACAAGAGAAATGAACAATGAACCAGTAGCGTGGATAAATAGATATGGCGATGAAGGATGGCTTAATTGGGATGAAGTCAAAGGAGAAGGATGGACTGCTACACCACTCTACACC